CAATTACCAGTAGCAGCACAAGGCCAATTGTTTATAGTAGCTAGTGCAGGTGCTGGAGCTAATGCAACAGTAAACCTACCTAATGCAAGTGCTACAGCATGGGTATTTAGAAAAATTACTGTTACAACAAACGGAACTACATCAGCTTCAAGAACATTAACGTTGAATGCAGCAGGTTCAGAAGAAATTAACGGTGCAGGAACTCTTGTATTAAATAAATTATATGCATCAGTTACATTATGGTCAGATGGAACTAATTGGATTATATTATCCTCATCACAAGTAACAGTTGTATAAGTTATGGCAACACCTAGAAAAGGAAAAGCAAAAGTCAAAGTAACAGCTAGCGGAAAGAAAGTTAGTTACGGACAGGCAGGAAAAGCTAAAGGAGGAGGGCCAAGGGTAAAACCTGGCACCTCCAAAGGTGATAGCTACTGTGCAAGAAGCTTAGGTATTAAGAAAAGGGTATCTAAGAAAAAAGCAAATGATCCAAATACTCCAAACAACTTATCTCGTAAACGTTGGAAATGTTCCGGAGCTAAATCTAAGAAAAAATAAATACTACATAATAAAAAGGTCTGTAAACTTTTTAGATTTAAACTATTTACGTACATTTGTAATAAGTTTAATTTTAAAAACCAAATAAAATGGCAGACGTTAAAAATTTAAATCCTGACTTACAGGATAAAGAACCTCAACTTTCTAAAGAAGAATTATCAAAACGTAGAGAAGAAATTACAGAATTCTACAAGGATAATATTCCACATTTAGAAGTACAAGCAGATTATGAAAGTCTTTTAGCTGCAATTGAAAAAGCTAGAGCAGAAAGAATGCAAGCTCAAATGTTTATGGCTCAACAGTATGCTTCTCAAAAAGAAGGTGGTGGTGTTGATCCTAATTCAGAAGATGGAAAAGCATTTCAAGAAGCAATGTCTAAAGCAATGGATCCTAAAAATCAATAGTTATGAAACAACTAAAGATTGGTGATAAAGGTCCTGATGTTAAAACACTACAAGACAAATTACAAATAACTGTTGATGGACATTTTGGACCTAATACAGAAAAGCACGTTGAAAGATTTCAGTTAGCTCACAGTTTTCCAGTTGATGGTATTGTGAGCAATACTATGTGGGTACTAATTTTAAACTTACAAAAAAGTGTACCTGATGAAATAGATGAAGATACTGATGTTACAGAACAATACTTTACAACTAATTATGATCAACTAATTCATAAACATTATTTACCAAAGGGTGAATATGTAAATGGACCTATTAAAAATGAATATATAGTATTACATCATACAGCAGGTAACGCTAATCCGTATAGATGTATAGATCATTGGGGTAGAGATACAAGAGGTAGAATAGCTACTGAGTTTGTATTAGGTGGTATTAATCATAGAAATTGTGATAATGAGTTTGATGGTGTAATGGTACAAGCATTTCCTACTGGAAATCAAGGCTGGCATCTTGGTAAAACTGGATCAGGATTTATGAACCGTCATTCAGTAGGATTAGAAATATGTAGTATGGGTTATTTAGATAATACATCACATAAAACATATGTAGGTTCACAATGTCATCCTGATCAAGTGTTTAAATTACCAGAACACTTTAAAGGTAAATTATATTGGCACAAATATTCTGAAGAACAAATTAAAGCTACAGAAAAGTGGATAAGATTTGTTGGAGAAAGAGATGATATAGATATTAGATTAGGTTTAAAACAATTTATACAAAAGTTAGGCCCTACTAAAGGTTTTGATTTTCAACCTGATGCATACTATGGAAAAGTGAAAGGTTTATTAACACATACCAATTTAAGAAAAGGTAAAATGGATTGTTTTCCTCAACCTGATTTTGTTGATATGATAATGAGTTTATAATTATGGCACTAGTAAACAAAGTAGATTTAAAATTAAAAGTTGATATTGATAAATGTATCATGTATCAAATTATGACATATTGTTTTTTTGAAAATATAATAATCAGTAATTCTGATTTAAAATTTTTAAAAGAATTGTCTAAACAAAAAAATATTGAATTAACTAAATTTTGTTTAGAACTAGTAGATAAAAGTATTTTTAAAAGTCCTCAATCAGCTAGAAATGCTATAACAAAAGCTTCAAAAAAAGGGTTATTAGAAAAAACAGGTACAAATAAAAAAACTGTTTCTATTAATCAAGGTATGAATATACAACAAGAAGGTTTAGTATTGCTGGATTATAAGATATTAGGAATTGCAGAATGAACCCAAAGAGTCATAAAGAACTTAAGAAAAATATTGCAGAGGAAGTGGGAGTACATCAATCTGTAGTAGATGATTTTATTTCTTTTTACTATGGTAAGTTAAGAAAAAAATTATCTAACTTAGAATATCCAAGAATACAAGTAGATGGTTTAGGTACATTCCATATGAGAAAAAATAGACTTGAACAATCTATAAAAAAGAATAAAAGTATATTAGGAAACTTAAAAAAAAGAACTTATAAAGGGTTTGCTAAAAGTGAAAATATACAAGAGAATATTGAACAAATGTCAAAAGCATTAGAACAATTGGAGAAAGATATACTTAATAAAAAACAATTTAGAAATGAAAGGTAAGTGGGCTAAATATCTTGATGTATTCAAAAATGCTGATGCTATTGTAGATGGTATTGCAAATACTATATTTAAAAAAGAACATGTTGAAGCTGCTGCAGCAGAAAGATTTATAGTTTGTATAGGTTGTTCTTTATTTGATGCTAAAGGTGATAACTGTTTAGTACCAGGTACCCAACCTTGTTGTAGTGACTGCGGATGTTCTTTGGCATTTAAAGTTAGATCATTATCATCAGAGTGTCCAAAAGGATATTGGGATGCATATACAACGGAAGAACAAGAAGAAATAATAACTAAACAAATAGAAAATGGAAAATTTAAGTAAAGAAGAATTAGTAGGAGACTTGTTAATGAATGGTCATATAGATGGTGAAGAAGCAATAACATTACTAAAAGATAATGTATATAGTAAAACAAGACGGCAAAATGTTATTACTAATGTAGAAGGTAATGGTGGAGTATACACACAAAATAATACATAAAAATATAACTATGGGACTAAGATTTATTGAAGAAGGTCATGTGTATGAAAGTACAGATGAAGAAAAAATAAACTGGCTAAGTGTAACTTCATTTATTGCAAAGTTTAAACCAAAATTTGATAGAGATGGGCAAGCTATTAAATCATCCAAAAATAAAAGATCAAAGTGGTATGGAATGACACCTAAAGAAATAATTGCAGCATGGGATAGTGAGACAAATAGGGCAATTACTTTAGGTAATTTTTATCATAACCAAAGAGAGTCAGATATGATGGAGTTAGATACTATAGGTCGTCATGGTGTTGAGGTTCCTATTATAAAACCTATTATAGATGATAAAGGTATTAAGTTTGCACCTAAGCAAAAGTTAGTAGATGGTGTATATCCTGAACATTTAACATACTTAAAATCAATTGGTATTTGTGGACAAGCAGATGTAGTAGAAGTAGTAAATGGGTATATAAATATTAATGATTATAAGACCAATAAAGAAATTAAGGAAAAAGGATTTACTAATTGGGAAGGAATAACTAATAAAATGTTTAGACCTTTAAATCATTTAGATGATTGTAATTTGAACCATTATAACTTACAGCTCAGTATTTATGCGTATATTATTAAAAAGCACAACCCTCAACTAAAGATAGGAAAGCTTACTATTCAACATGTAAAATTTAAACAAGTTGGAGAAGATTCAAATGGTTATCCAATTAATGAACATGTTAATGGTGAACCTGTATTAGAAGATATTAAAATGTATGAACTACCATATTTAAAAGATGAAGTAAATTCATTAGTTATGTGGTTAAAAGATAATCCTAAAAAATAAAACAATGGCAAGAATTCCAATATTTCCACCAACATATGTTACATTAACACAAGTGTTTCCATATGTTCAAGTTGTAAATGGTAGTACACCTGAAGTTGATGTTAATGGACATTTTTTACCTATGTCATATCAAAATACTTCTAATCTATATATTGATAAACATTTAATTAAAGGTGTTTCTAATTTTGTGGATACACAGACATTACAAATAACTAATGAATGCAGAAATGTTTTTATTTCTGATTTATTAATGCCTATCCAAGTAAAAGATACATATGCTGAAATTCAAGTTATTATGGATAGCATTGATTGTAATGACTTATGTACTGACGCATGATAGTAAGATTATTTGATATACAAAACAGTAAGGTAGTAATAACAGAACACTGTTATACATTACCATTTTTAAAGAAAATAATGGATGAGTATCCTGATACACATATGCAGGTATATCAGTACATATTTTATATGAGCTGTCCTAATCCAGATCTTAATCCTTTTTTTAATTTACCTGAACATGAAAAGGAAGATATTATCATAGAAGAGATCCAATTACAAGAATCAACTGAGGATGGTAAAATAAGATATGCATTAGATATGTGTAAAAAAATGTATGAAACACCTACTTTTAGAGCTTATGTTGGTATTAAGGCTATGTTAGATAGATTAGCTAGATATATGGAAGTAACTCCAATTGAACATGGTAGAGATGGAAATATGAATTCTATGATTAATGCTGCAGCAAAATATGAGCAGATTAGACAATCATATAAAGGTGCATATACTGATATGTTACAAGAACAAGAAAGCTCTGTACGTGGTGGAGCAGGATTAGCATATGATCAGATATGATAGAAAAAAAAAGTCAATGGCACTTTTGCTATTGGGATGAACCTAATTTTATAAATGAAAAACCAATTACCAATGAACAAGAAAACAACAGTAGTACCGGTAGGACAGAAATTATTAATAAAGGAAATAAAAGCAGAGACTAAAACTGCTTCTGGAATTATTATACCGGGAATAGCTCAGAAATTAACATATAAAGGAAAGGTTGTAGGAAGAGGTGACCAAGTAACAGAAATAGAAATTGGAGATGTAATACAATATGCAGAACATGCTATGCCTACACCAATGAAACATCAAGGTGAGGAGCATTTATTATTACAAGTAGGAGATGTATATGCTATCATAAGATATGAGTAGAATTATACCTACATATATAGACGGAAAGTGGAGTGAAACTGTATTTGATTTAGATTCAGATTTTAGAGAATATCTAGAAGGTATATTTAAAGAACCTGGTTTATATAACTTTACTAAAGCATCATTATTATTTAATGAGCAAGCTACTATATTTAATAAAGAAGGATTTTATTGTAATTCACCTTTTAGATCTAAAGATTTTACAGCATACTGGGAAGATCAAAAAAACAAATGTAGAGTAGGAGTAATATATAAAGATGGCCCTTATGAATGGTACTTATCAAGAGACTATTATATGTGGCTTAATTTTTTACCTATTTTTGATAAGGAAGAAAAGCATTATGGTTTTGCTAAAGTTAGAGATGCCCAATATCATATGGCATTGTATGAAATTATTGCTGAATTAAATAATCAGCATGTTGCTATATTAAAAAAACGTCAGATAGCTTCCTCATATTTTCATATGGGTAAAATTATAAATCAATATTGGTTTGAAGAAGGATCAATCTGTAAAATTGGAGCATCATTAAAAGATTATATTAATGATAAAGGATCTTGGAAGTTTTTAGAAGAATATAAAACTTTTCTTAATGAACATACTGCATGGTATAGACCAAGTAATCCTGAGAAAGTATTATTATGGCAACAACAGATTGAAGTTAAAATAAACAACAGAAAAACGTCTAGAGGTCTTAAATCAAAAATACAAGGTGCATCATTTGAAAAGAATGCTACTACAGGTGTAGGGGGACCATGTACATACTTCTTTCATGAAGAAGCAGGTATTGCACCCAAGATGATGCAGACTTATGAGTACTTACGTCCAGCAATGTCTTCAGGTATGATGACAACAGGACAATTTATTGCAGCAGGATCTGTTGGTGATTTAGAACAATGCAACCCATTGAAGGATATGATACTCCAACCAGGAGCAAATGATATATATGCAGTAGAAACTAATCTAATAGATGCGGATGGTACCATTGCTATGGCAGGTCTTTTTATACCAGAACAATGGTCTATGCCTCCATACATAGATGACTTTGGTAACTCACAAGTAAAAGAAGCTATAGATGCTATACATATTGAAAGAAATAGATGGAAGAATGAATTAAGTGGTGAACAATTTCAATTAAGAATATCACAGAAACCTTTAAACATTGCTGAAGCATTTGCATATAGAAAAGAATCAGTTTTTCCTCAGGGAATTTTATCTAAGCAGTTAAAAAAAATAGAAGAAAAAACTTATCCATATGAACTAATTGAATTAGAAAGAGATCAATCTGGTATTACTGCAAAAAGAACAAGTAAATTACCTATATCATCTTTTCCTGTAAATAAAAAACAACAAGATAAAACAGGATCAATAGTTGTGTGGGAAAGGCCAATACCCAATCCACAATTTGGTGCATACTATGGTTCTATTGACCCTGTGTCAGAAGGTAAAACAACAACTTCAGACTCATTATGTAGTATATATATTTATAAGAATGCTACTGAAGTAACAAGAACTACTCAATCTGGAGAAGTTGAACAATTTATAGAAAGAGATAAAATTGTTGCAGCATGGTGTGGTAGATTTGATGATATTAATAATACTCATGAAAGATTAGAATTATTAATAGAATGGTATAATGCTTGGACTATTGTAGAAAATAATATATCATTGTTTATTCAGCATATGATAGCTAGAAAAAAACAAAAGTATTTAGTACCTAAACAACAAATTTTATTTTTAAAAGACTTAGGTTCTAATAGAACAGTATATCAAGAGTATGGTTGGAAAAACACAGGAACATTATTTAAAAGCCATTTAATATCTTATGCAATAGAATTTCTAAGAGAAGTAATAGATGAAGAAACAGATATTACAGGTGCAGTTACAACTCAAATATTAGGAGCAGATAGAATACCTGATCCAATGTTGATAAAAGAAATGTTAGCTTACCATCCTGGATTGAATGTGGATAGACTAGTTACATTTGGAGCTTTAATTGCATTTGCAAAAATACAACAATCCAACAGAGGTTATTCTAAAAGACGTGAATCAGATGACAATTCCTTGGTAAATTCAGAAAAAATAAGTAAATTAAAGTATAGTCCGTTTAAAAATCTAGGCCGTAAAAAAGGCTCTGTAAGAAGATCAGGCTTTAAAAATTATAGATAGATGAGAGTATTAAATGCAATGCAACTTAAGAATGGTGCAAAAGCTGAGGATGGAGATTCATTTTCAAGCTTAACACAACCCGTTCAATTTTTACCTTATAAAGACAAAACTGATGATTGGGCCGCATGGAACTTAGATTGGTTAGAATTACAAGGTATTGAGTTTTTACGTGTTAGCTCAAGAAGACTTTTAAAAAATTATAAACTTGCTAAAGGTATAATAGATAAGACTGATTACATTGTTGAACCTGACAATGACTATAAAGAAATGATGGATGTTTTAACTCAGGAAAATGATTCTGCGTTAGAGTTAAAATTTTATCCAATTGTACCAAACGTTATTAATGTACTTACCGG